CAGCTTGTGCAGCAGCTTGTGCAGCCACTTCAGCGGCAGCTTCGGCGCTCGCGTAGGCGCCACTGCCGGCAGCACCGACTTCATTGGAAAGGAAAACGCGACGGATGGAATGGTAGTGTTTCATTTCAAAACCTCTTAGTAAAAGCCCGTTCCGTTTTTGGAACGTGTGGTAAATGTAGCAGCTTCTTGCGAACTTTGCAAATTATGCTCTGTTGATATTAGTAAGTCTTTGTTTTTGCCATTCACCAAGTGTCGAACTTGCCGTGGTACGTTTGATATTATGGGACGCTTCCAAAATGTCCATCATTTGTTTGCGCAGCGGAAGCACTATAGCGAGATCTCGAGGCGAACCTGCCGCTGCCCATATTTCGTCCGCCACCTTAAAAATGATCTCTTTTGCACCACCCACGCGGGGCGCACGCGGGGCGCTAGGGGCTGCGTTTACATTAGCTTGTGTGCTGGTACTGGCTACGGGGTTTGCGCCGCCCACGCGGCCCGCTACGGGGTGCGCTGGCGGCGTGTACCCTGGCATAGCTGTGGTGGCCATTTGTTCTTCCGCCTCACAGCGCTCGCATGTAATTGCTTCGGGTGTGAATAACCCTCGATGTGTGGTCGGTGTCTTGCTACCTTTAGCGTAGCTATAGCAGCTCTTATCACCATCCGAGACGCACAGTGCCTGCGCAAATACCTCCTCCGGTATAACGTCAGATTCAGGAAGACGCTTTGCCATCGCCAATACAGCGTGGGCGAGCGCATTACCATATCCGGAAAGCTCGTGCCCTGTTGCGTTTTTATACAACAATTTGAGCTCTGCGGGCGTAAACTCGAGAAACTTCCGTAAGTTCAAATCGCACTGAATACCTGCGTTTGTACACTCAATCCAGGACAGTTTAGCCAGGACTTCACGATCACGATGCTTATGGGTAATCGCCATTTTTTGCCGGTCAATAAGAACGTACATATTGCACCTCAGAATGGAATGTCATCATTTAAATAAGGGGTTGCTACCTTCACAGGCAAGTTAAATTGTACCCCATTCATAACAGTGTTGCTTGTAACGGAGACATTAGGCGCGTCTTCTGTGTCCTTGGGCTGCGTGTTAAACGCGGAACCATCGAAACATGCTGCAAGAACTGTTGGATACCTTGTATTTATCTGGACACGAATATGCGTCGGCGCTTTAACCATTTCAGCTTGGCTTAAGAACTCAGTTGCAGTCGTTGGCATTGGAAGTGTCGTACGTGAACGCCACCATTCGCGAGCTTTAACACCTGCGTAATTTGTATGTTCAGGACACACAAATTCTGTGAACGACCGCAAACCGCAATAATACGTCACTTTTACCATACCAGGACGGTCGACTTTAATGTGCGGACTATAGGTTATCATGTCGACCTTAAATGTCTCGATAATAGGCAGTTCACCACCCTTAATCAATTCATCCGTGCTGGCAGCTTGTTTGAGCTTTGTCTGAAACGTAAACTCAGCGCCGCATACAAAGCAATGCCTCACGCTTGCATGGTTATAGGTATTGCAGTGCGGGCACTCTTTCACCGGCGCTTCGCCAATTTTTTCACCCTTTTTGGAAGGGATAACAGGGTCGTTAATGGGACCAAGGCGCCTTGTGTTTGCACCAAAGTCCAATACCAGGCAGTTTTGCTTACCACTAGCTGCAATGGCTGCCAGCCTCCCTTCCCGTGTGGTTAAGTCGTAACCCGGTGCATAGTCTGGTCGTGTGCCACGTCCCAACATCTGTACCCATAACACGCTCGATGCAGTGGGGCGCAACATAATAATCAAATCCATTGGTGGATGGTCGAAACCCGTTGTAAGGACGTTATTGTTTGTCATTGCGCGGTAGATGCCCGCTTTATACTTAGCGATTTCTTCATCCCGCTGTGCGGTAGTCATTTTGCTATGGACACAACCACATGGGACGCCCATGTCCACCAGCATATCGCGGGCGTTGATAGCATGCTCAACCCCTGCACAGAATACCATCCAGCTCTTTCGGTTCTCGGATTCGCCGATTGCAATAGCTTCTTCGAGCGCTCGTTTTGTAATGTCAGCCTTGTCAACTGCATTCTGCAGTTCCTTAGAAACAAATTCACCGCCGCGCATGTGCACGCCGTCGAGCTTAATTTGTTCCTGTGTGCGCTTTGGAATTAAGGGTGCAAGATACCCTTCGGAAAAGAACCAATTGAACGCCTCGACAGTTGTCATATCACAGCACACGTCGGTGAATAGATGTTCTTCACCAACAATTCTACCAGTACCAAGGCGCCATGCAGTTGCAGTAAAGCCAACAACCTTCAGATATGGGTTACGCTGCTTCAGCGCCCCGATAAACTTCTGGTATAGGGTTTCCTCATTCGGGCTAACGAGATGGCATTCGTCGATAAATAAAAGGTCAACGCGACCGAATTCGTGTGCACGTTTTGCAACACTGCCAATCCCACCAAAGATAATCGGTTGCATGGTGTCACGTTGGTTTAACCCCGCGCTATACATGCCAGCAGGCGCTGTCGGCCATAGTGCGAGCATTTTATTGTAGTTCTGCTCAATAAGTTCTTTCACGTGCGTCAAGCACATAATTTTCTGCGTAGGGTACATCTGCAAAATACCCTGAAGCAGCGCCGCAATAACAACCGATTTGCCGGTGCCCGTAGGCATAGCAACCAACGGATTTCCGGTTTTATTTCGGAAGTAGTCCCACACGCTAATACAAGCGAATGTTTGATAATCCCGAAGTTGAAGCATTAAAATTCCTCACTTCTTTCGTAGTGGGAGCAACCGTTGAATTGCGTTTTACGATCCAACGGCGCAAGATCTCCGCCGTTTGTTACGACCGGGTTTGTGCAAGCCCATACGCCATGCCCGCCTTTAATTGGCAGGCTGTAACCACAAGTGCGGCAGTTGACATCAGGCGCCTTGCCCATGTGGCAAACCGGATGATGGTCACAAAACTTGCATTCGTACCAGCCTGGAGAATTGTTAATCTTGGACGGCGCTTCACGCATCCAAATAATTTTATCACCACGTTCGAGAAACTGTTCTGCGACTTCTGGATTCGCAGAAATAATCTCCATGTAAATATCGTCCGTGTTTTTATTTACTGCACAGTAGATAGCAAACGGCAGTTTCATCTTGTGCATGTAAAGGCACATCTGCACGTAGTGCTCGAACTTGGATTCCCTCACACCCTTACCAGTGAACGGGACGCGAGGCTTACCTGGGACGCCAATCTGGCCCTCAATGTAGTCACGCCAGTTCTTACCCGCGAGGTCAATAAACGACTTTTCACTGTGCGTTTTGAATTCTGACAGTGCGTAAGTGCCAGGTGGCAGGTCTGGAATGCCAAGCATAATACCGTCGCCACTGCCACCGAAATGGCCTTCGCTTCCGCTAATGCGGTATTGTTTACCGTTTTCGTCTTGCTGGAAAACCTGGCAACCAATCATCAGAAACATTGCGATGAACCGGGCTTCCTCCATGTGCCCTCGGTTAAACAAACGCATCATTCGTCCGCTAAACTTTGGGCGTGTTGCCCAACGGAACGAATACCAGATTGAACGGCCACAAGATGCACCCAACAAACTAGCGCCCAAGTGCGGTCGGAATGGATCGTCGTCTGTTCGGTAAGCGTCGCCAATATGGGGAATCACCTTACCTAGCCATCCACGATAGGACGACCCTTGTTCACGTTCAATTACACCGTCAATGGCGCTGATTGTCCGGATAGCAATTTGGACTGTCATGTGGTTATCCTAATTTATTTTCGTCTCTGCATCGTGCACAGGCAAAGATATTCTCTTTGTCAAAAATTACGCCGACCACACGTTCGAAGTATTTACCGCAAATACCACAATCACCAGCTTTACCGGAATTAAACTTTGCAGCAAGACGGTGGAATTTCTCCTCTCGTGCTTGGGCGTATTGTTCTTCTGCAACCGAAGATTTATCAGCGTCGTCCACAATGCCCCTCCGTCAAAAAATACGCCGCTGGAGTGCGGCGTATTTTGTCAGCGTTTACTGACCGGGTTGTTGACCCCAGGGCGGAACGGCACCACCAGCGGGCCCCGTGGCCCACGGAGGTGCCATAGGTGCAGCTTGCGCCGGTGCGGGTGCAGCAGGTGCAGCAGGTGCAG